GCATACTTTTCGATGTGACCCTTTTTCTCTAGAACGGATTCACTGATGCCCCATGCAGAGTCCGTTATAATTGCGAAAATCACATCGTCGGGCACGCCTCGGCGGAGCGTGCCACAAACAAAATCGAACAGCCAAGCCGACCGACTGTTGTCACCTTTCTTTGGCTCATCAGGATGCTTCCCTTGGCCCATGATCACCTTGATGCGCTCCTCCACACCCCACTCGTCCAATTCGTCCGTGCTATCTATGCGGTCGATGTTACCAGAGATGGTTACGATCTGTGAGGCATTGCTATCAAAGATGGTTTCCCCCTGCCTCTGAACACTTTGTGCCGCAATAAATGCCGATAAGGGATACGCCACATCATCAAACTGAACGCATACCGCCAACGTAGGCACCCTCCCTTTCTTGATCTTGCGTGCATCGGGGATGTTCATCGTGTTTGGCAACCGCATGATGCGGTCGATGTTGTGACAGTTGTCGGCACCGAAACGCAGCTCAAGCTGAACGTTATACCGCTTGGCGTCCTCCCCCTTGGGCAAGTCCCCATCGATCTTGATCGGATCTTCCAACTTCCAAAAAGCCTGATAGCCTCCGCCACTGAAGATGATGACGGTCGGCTTCGGAACTCCATCTGGTAAATTGTTGGTAAGTACATCGAGTGCTCGTTTGCGCTCCGCGTCCAAATCTTCGCCGGCGCGGGGGTCGATGTCGATGTGGAACCAATCAACCGAGAGAATATCTTCACGATCAGCTTTTTTCGTCAAATCCCTCATCGGCGAATTGACATGGAAGTACAGGTTGCGCTTTCCATTGTATTCATTGATCCATTTGAGCAGGGCGTCCTCCGTCTTTGGGTAAAACGTCCGGGTTTCTATACCCTTCTTGTTCACACAAATCGCCGTCAGAACCCACGGGCCTTCCGGTGCCCAGCGGCGCAAAAAATCAATTGTTTTTTCATTGTCTTGTTTCATTATTTCTCCCAATAACTGAGCAATTCTTCACACGGCACCAAGCCACGCTCCATTTTGTTGATCCACCAACGGGATCGACCCAACTGGCGAGCAACTTTCTCTTGAGACGTGCCGGCACGGCGCCTGTACAGCAAACACCGCTCATACATTTGCAGAGGCCTAACGGAGCGAATTGAGGGTCCGTCATCGTCATCCCGCTCCCATCGACCATAAATAAATGGGGTTGTATCGAGACGCTTCGCGGCACTGGCCTGTGTTTCTTTCCGGCGACGCCTATCTGTGATTAAGCGTTCACCACAGGACAACAGTCCCAATGGTCCCAGTCTCTTTGGAGGCATGTGATTAGACCCTCTTTCTTTATACCATTGGTCCAGCGCGCGCGCGCGACCTCATATAAACCCTTGCGAGTCAAAAAACCGACATAATTCTTTGCATCACGGCCCGTAAATAGAAGCCATTCCCGTTGGACTTGGAGAAGCAACCAAGCATTACCCCCGGCCATGTAACGCTTCTTGAGCCATCGCCTCTGGGCAACGGTGAAATGGTCTAAAGTGACCGGAGTATCTTCTCCCTTGGGCCACGCTCGGCGCCACTTTAACTCAATCCATCCTTCAATGTAATTAACGTCCGGGCATCCCATCACACCGACGCGGTTTTCAACTGGGATGGCATGTAGGGGCTTGAGCAGGCGAATGATCTTGGCGCGTTGTGTGCTTTCACTCACGATGCACAACCGTTATCTTCACACCACAATCATCAAGGATGCGCTTCGCCCGTGCGACGTTCATCTTATGCTCAGCGGTGAGTGTCCGTTCCGAATGGTCTGACCATACTACCTCGGACAAACCCCAAGACGCAATATGTTTCGCACATTCTTTGCACGGCGGGCGTGTCAAGAAAATAGTATAACCTTCGATGTCCTCGGCCGCATGTTTGATGGCGTTCATCTCAGCATGGATCACACGGTCATATTTTTCCGCGCGGTCCTCATACCACTCGACTCGGTCCTCCATGCTTTTGGGGAATCCGTTGTAACCTTCCGAGCAGACGGTTTTGTTATGGCGAATGATGACTGCGCCACACTTCGTCGACGGATCGCGAGAACGTATAGCGACAACAGCCGCCTTGTGAAGTTGCCACTCATTGTATCCGGGTCTCATCAATTTACCTCCGCAAACATACCAGCGTCCATCTGTATTCGCTTTCTAGCCATGTCCGCATATTCCGGGTTCAACTCAATCAGGATGGCACTGCGCTTGAGCCGGTCGGCAACCAGCCCCGTGGTCCCGGCTCCACCGAAGGGATCAAGCACGGTGCAGGGCACCTCTGCCAAGCCGCAGTCGCATGATGGGCTCCAGCCGACTATCTGCGTTTTGTAGCGATCACCAGCTTGTGTGCGGTCGCCGCCGTCTCGGTCTCGTGTTTTACCACGATCAAAAGCACTGCCCTTAAGATCATCGCGCAACTCGGTTGTTCTCTCCACGTCTCGCATCCACAGCGCCCCGCACTTCGGACAGCAACCTTTCTCACTCGTGCCCGCCTTGATACAGGGCTCGATCAGCGCCGGGGGGAAAGTGGCAAAGTGGGCACCAGGGAAAGGTTGCGTGGCCACGGTCCAAACATTGCGTATGTTGCGACCTAACTTCTCCTGCCGCATAAGTTTCTCGTGTTGATTATTAAGTGTCTTTTTATGTGACCGATTACCTGTTAATGTATCCTTAGGTCCACCTGTCTGGTTCTCAAAGTTGGGTTGGCTTAGGCGCGCAATCGAAACATCACTATAGGGCTCTTTCACAGCTTCAACGTCGTAGTAATACCGCTGCGACTTCGCCAATAGATATATCTTCTCGTGGCTTGACGTAGGTCGGTCAGTGACACTCTCGGGCATGGGATTCGGCTTGTGCCAAATAATCTCCGAGCGCAGCCACCAACCGTCCGCTTGCAAGGCCAGTGCCACACGGGCAGGCATCATGCAAAGGTCTTTTTCTTTAAAAGTGTCATTTCTTGTTCGTTCCAATACCGACAATCCTCGATTGGCGGATTCACAATCCAGCCCCCTAGCATTTCCAAGTGACGCATCAGCATTGTCTTTTTGCCAAGCACGAGAACGCTGTCCCCTGCCGTAAATATCTCCAAGATAGGCATGTTCCTTTCCTCCATGTCCGCTACCGCCCTTTGCAGGATTACGGTAATAACTATCCCCAAGATTGAGCCAAACCGTTCCATCCTTCCGCAATACTCTACGCACTTCCTGAAACACATTGACTAATGCATCAATATAATCTTGAGGTATTTGTTCAAGGCCTATCTGCCCATCCACACCATAATCCCGTAAACCCCAATAAGGCGGACTTGTGACGACACAATGCACAGACTCATCCGCCAAACTAGAAAGCTTCTCTTTGGCATCTCCGACAAGAATTTTTACGCTCATTTTGCTTCGCCCCAACTTGGACCGATTTCCACGTCCACCTTGAACGGGACAAGTGCGGGTATAGTGTTCCGCATAATGCCGGCTATATGTTCACCCTCGGCGCGATCCGCAACAGAGTTGCCCGCTTCATCATGCACCTGGAGCATCAACCAATAGCCAGCAGCATCGATTTCCACGATGGCTTTCTTCATTTGATCTGCGGCAGAACCTTGAATCACTCGGTTAAAAGACTTATGCGTCCATACATACTTGTTCCCTTCCTTGACAAAATGAAGGTGCCGGCCAAGGATCGTAGTCACATAACCTCGTTTGTTAGCACGCTTCTTTGCAGCATTGGCAACTTTGCGAATGAACGGTGCATGCTCATCAAACTTGTCAAGGATGACCTGCCCTTCCACGCCAGCGGCGCGCCATACGAATCCTTCACCAAGTTCATCATGCAAAGCATCGGCCTCTCCCTGAGTTTCGAAATGCTGAATTTTACGATTATCCCAGTTTCCCCAGGCACATGCCCAACGGGTAGAAAGTTTCAGTTGGTCACAAAGATGTGCTCCACCTTCACCATAACACAGCCCAAGGTAAATCGTTTTGGCGGGGTAGCGGTCCAAGCCTGTCAATTTTGCCATCATGGCATGATTATCGAGCGTCGGGTCGTCGTGGTAGCGTTGCGCCATTTCCTTGGCACCAGGGAAGTCCATCAGCGCTGCAAAGTGTGTCGTCCAACGAGGCTCCTGTTGGCTGTAATCTGCAACACACCACTGTGCACCTTCCTCCGGGAGGAATATTTTTCGCCACTCGCCGGCAATCTCCGGATCTTTCTCCGGGTTGGGCTGTTGCTGCAAGTTAGGGTTCGTGGCTGAAATGCGGCCGTAGCGAACGCCCTTCTGTTCACCTGTTTCCGACTCTCGGGCAACCGGGTTAAAGGTGCAGTGGATTCGGCCATTTGTCATATGAGACCGCATCGATGCAGCGAAGGTCGTGCGCAGCTTGTTCACTTTGCGTGCACGGCCCAAGGCCTTAGTCACGGGATGATCCACCATCCCGAACACTTCCTGGGACACGCTCTTTTTACCGTTGCTTGTCGTGGGCAACTCGATCCCAATATACTCCAGCGCTGGAACCAAGGACTCCGCCTTCCAGACGTTGCCTACTTCGATGTTAACGCCGGTCGCCGTCCGCACATAGTCCAGGGCCTTGGCCTCTTGCTTAAGTGACCAATCCTCAATTTGTGATAGCTTATCCTGATCAATCCGAACGCCGCGGCGCCGCATGCGAACGAGTACGGGTAAGACGCGACTTTCCAGATCGTAAATACCCCAGAGATCTTTCTCTTCTATCTGGCGCTCCTGTTGTCTTAGGATAAGCAGGGGCTGCCGTGCGTCGGCCTCGGCGTATTTCCCAACGTAGCGGGCCGGCAGGCGCCACAGGCCCCCTTTGGGGTCTACCCCATAGGCCGAAGCCGCCTCCCTGAGTTTCGTTTCGTCTTTGCCAGGCCGCCCGTGACGTTCGGCAATGTTCTGGAGGCTGTAGGAGTTGTGCAGTTCATAAATCAAAGGATCAGCAATTTGAATATCCCTAAAGAATCGTATGGCAGGGAAATTGATTCCAGCTTCCCAAAAATAGTCCAGGTCATAGCTCAAATTCATTCCTACAATGTCACCGTCGAACGTGGCTCCTTGTTCCCGCATGTACCCGAGCACTTGCTCCTTGTCCAAGTTGTCGCCGCCTTCGTGAGCGAAGGGGAGATAGTAGGAAGGCCCATCCTCAATGGCGAAGCTAATGCCCACCATGTAGGCGCCGCGGCGTACCCCAACCCCCAATTCCTTGAGATGGCGGTCGTTGGTTTCACTATCAATGCCAACGCGCTTTGCGCCCTTCCACGATGGCAAATCGCTCATGGACGGAAGCTTCCAATTGCACTCTGGCTCAATCAAAGGCAACTGCAGAGGCTTAAGCTGCATCCCAATGCGGCCATCGAGGACGTCAGGCATAATGGTTCCTCTCGGGTTATGCGTCCACAATGCGAATAGATCGAGGTTGATCCGGCGTGTAAGTGATAAAACCACGCTCAGTCAGACGTCTGACGAAATTAGTGACGCATCCCACGTATTTTAATCCAAGACCCTTGGCAATCTCAGCGTAACTTGGCGAATAGCCATTGATATTCCGGTAATTGATAATGAATGCTAGGGCCTTCTTTTGTCGTTTCGTAATTCCACCGTTCCGTCGCGAATCAGGATGGCGCATATCATAGGCCATCCTGGAGCACTCAATGCAGTAGTTAGTTGAAACCGTCCGCTTCGCCATATGACCATACAAGCAAGGATCACCGGTAGAATACTGCTTCAATCCACGGTCGCGGGCCTCTTTCCGGCAAGTTGCCGCACGCTTCCGATGGTCACGGGCTTCCTTCCAACGATTTAACTCATGTTTTTGATGCACTTTCTTTATGTTGGTTAGCCCTTGGGCGTATTCGACGGAAGTGTTTTTGCTCATTGCTGTCCCTTTTCATACTTGACAAGGACGTCCTCGATCTGGGCAGCAAACTTCGTAGCCACATTACGCCGATCTGCCGGCGTCGGACAGGTATTGAAAATCACCATACCGAACCAACGTGCAATGGCCAAGAACATCACCTCGATTGAGACGGGTCCGAAGATTTCGTGGAACGTTTCAATGACTTGTGTGGTGCGCGCCTCAAGAATTTTCTCGGCTCGCGCAGCTTCGGGAGTTAGTGCCACGCTTTTTCTTTCCTTGCTATTGCATCGTCGTGAAGAATTTTGGTGATTGCCGCTCGACGAATGTTTTCGGCCAAGGACTCCGTATGCTTCTGGATATTGCTCGGTTTACCATCAGCGATAGATGCCACAAGCTGACCCGCCAAGTTACACACCACAGTTAATGCCGACTCAACATCGGACTCGCCGATTTGCTCCATAATTATGTTGGTCAGCCGCGTCACCTCATCTTGTAGGGGCGCGGCAATTGGTGGAATGGGAGGTTTAGCCACGAGATTCCATCTCCTTGATAATACTCAATTCGGCCTCTCTAATTGCCTTAGCAACACGGCGCTCAACTTCACCATAGATCGGAGGCATTAGTTGATGCAACGCCGCTCGGGCACGGTCAATCGGGTCCATACGCTTGTCGCTTAGTGGACTCTCCCACCAGCGTTCGGCCCCTTCTGTCATATGCCGGCGCTATCATCATTGATCAAAGATTGAATCGCCGCGCGGCAACCAAACAAGTCTTCAACACACGACCAACGAGAAATCACGGTTACCGCAAACTCCTCCGTTTTGTCCAAGTCCTGCATGACACTGAAATACTGTATATCGCTAAGCGATGCACATCCCTTGGGTACGCGGCGATGGTTCTTGTGCAAATCGATCAACTTATCCACAAAATGGATTGCTTTCTCCAAGTCCATCATGCCGTTGCCCTTATCGCGCCATCGGCACATATACTTGATGATGCACATTTCCAGCCCACCAAGGCCATGCTTTTCCGTAAAATCCCAGACCTGATACCCCGCTAGATAATGATCCCCGCCAATTTGCATAGCGTTTGGATTGGCCCCGCGCCCTTCATCCTGGCTCATTGATGGACTCCTGGTTAGTTCCGGTTTTCAGGCAGCCGCGTCCATTTGTACTTGGCATAAAACTTGATGCACGGCTCGGGAAAGTTCAAAGCTCGACGCTCAATGGATTGTGTTAAGTATAGCAGACTTTTTTCACAATGTCGATTCCCAAATGCAATTTGCTCCTGGCACCACACCCAAGACTCCAGAAGATCGATGGCGTTAAGCCAGTGGAAATCTTCATCCGTGAGAGATTCAAATCCTTCATACATCCCCCACGTTTGAAGCGCAGCCATGTTGGCTTGATCGTAGGCTTCAAAAAGAGATTCATGGTACTGAGGCGCAGGCCGCGGCATATCGCCAACCCATCGCTCAGCTCCATCGTGCCAAAGCAAAGCCTTGATCAAAGGGACTGAGGGACTTGGGTGCAAGACGAGCAACATGCTCACTGCGTCATAGCTATGCTTGCCCACGGTGTATTCGCCCATGTGGGGCACGACATGGAACCGCCGAACGTTGCCGGCTTCCCTGGTAGCCTTGACGCGGTCTACCTCGCTAAGTTCGATCATCGATTCTCCTTAAAAGCCATTCGTTCGCGGCACCTTGCCAATCGGAGGCCCGTACTAGTGATACAGTATCCAGCGCCTTTCGGGCGCCGTCCATATTGAGGCCGGCTGTCGATTTGTATTGATCCCAAACTTGCCACATGGGCGCCGCCACGTGCCGGAAGAAAGGATCACGCATTCCCATGACCGGCCCTTCATCGAGGAACATGGACAACTCTCCAAGCCAGGCATCCGAATCGATGGTCGCAATAGGGACAAGGACCGCTAGAGGAGGATAAGGATTGCTTGGAGGAAGCTTGTGAAATGAGTTCTTGATTAAATCCAATACCTTGGTTTCCGCCCCAAGGCAATTGGCTACAATTGTCATGCGCCCAATAGGGACACTGATCGCCTTAGCAATGAACTCTTGCATCATGGAAAACACGATAGCGTCCAGACGCATGTCGAAGATATCGGCGTCCCTGTATACCACCATCATATCCAACCGTTGAGCGTGGTTGATGCTTAGATATAGATGCGTCGCTGCAGGTAGATTCCGGCTTGTACTGCCGAAGTCCTCCCCAGCATCCCACAACGAGATCACTGCAGCCTTGTGCCCAGGGTTGTTACGGAGCATATGAACCACGGATTTCAGTTGATCAATAGTGCCAGCCTGGTAATCCATGCCAGGATCGAAGTGCGCCCGCATGCGTTGTCCATATGCCCCATGAAGTATCTTACCATCATCACTCGTGCCCCCTTGATAGCCATCGAACTTAGCCAGAAACGTAACGTCATTGCGGCCACCGAGCACCCATAGACTTGTGAACAGTGCGACGAACGGATTCAGGTCATACTCAGTCCCACGTGACAATCGCTCCATGGGCTCCGTCATCATGAGGGCCACGGGACTGGTTATCTCGGTCATGTGCCTCTTGGGCTGTCCCTCATCGAAAAGCAATTCCAGACCCTGGGGTATGACCTCGTGCATGTTGCGGCCATAGATCATTTGCATTATTGACGCTCCTTCCATTCTTCAAACTTCCGTGGATTGCTCAGCGGCTTCCATTTCCACCACCTCAGCGAGCATCGTCTGCAACAGAACCACCTCAGCACGGTCACCGCGGTCCAAAGGATAGCCGGCCTTTTCCAACAACGACCAGTGATCAAGCTTGGCCACGATCCTTTCGTGCAGGCCCCTGCGTTTGATAGCATCAACACTGGATTGGTGTTTGGCCCGCGCATCTTCGCGGAGTTCGACTTGCTCGTCGGTCAATTCCGGGAATACCTCGTCCGGGCTAATCGATTCTTTTGGTCTATCCATTGGAACTTCCTACCTCAAGCTGCCCATGCTCGACCAACTCCGCGCGGATGATGTCGCGCAGTTCCAATAGGTGCGCCAGTTGCTCGCGCTCGTTATCGGCAAACTCGAAGCCATCCTTGCCTGCCCATGCTTTTCGTTCCCAGTCATGCATCGAGGCGATCTTGTTCAACACGCGCTCGTATGCCAAGCGGCGATGGACGGCGCGGACGCCGTCCATGTGCTTTTGATGAATCAACATGCGGTCGGATAGCTTTGTCATGAAGCGATCTGGTACACGTTGCCACGGCCCTCGACCCGGCTCTTGGTCACCGGCAAGCCAAGGCGCTTCTTCACATCCCGACTGATGGCCCCGCGTGCCGTGTGATTAAGCCAGTTCAATGCCTCGGCAATCTCCTTGATCGATGCGCCCTCGGGCCGCTTGAGCAAGGCGATAAGAGCCGCTTGCTTAGAGCCGTCACGCACCTTGCTCTTAGGCTCCTTACCCAAGGGCGCCAAAGGCTCCTTGCCGGTGGTAGGCACCACCGGCGCTGCCCCCGGTACTGGTTCCGGCATAGGCAGGCCTTTCATCGAGTCCGGCAGATCGTCGTTGAACTCCTCCATATCGTCGAAGGCGACATCGTACTTGAGCAGCAAGTCGATCACTGCTTTGATGCCCTTGGCCTTGTTCTGGAACATCTTGATGCGACGGCCCAAATCCAAATTGGAAACGAGAAGGTTGCGCAACTCGACCAGCTTCTCCGCGGCCAAAGTGTCCAGAAAGATAGCATCTTCTGGGGCACCCACGCTGCCCTCAACGATGTACTTCTTACCTAAGAATTCGACGGTTTTCATGGCTTCTGCTCCTTGACCAGAAAGGGTTGAATCAATGATGTTATCCATTATCCCATCGCCATCAAGAAATGTCAACACCTTATTTTAAGGTGAAATCTTCACCTTCCCGGACAAATTTCAAATTCGCCTAATTGCATGCCGGCCTTACACCAACGAGCCCAATCGAGCATGGACTGGCGTTCGTCATATGCCAACCGTCCCCGCTTCCAACTCAGGTCCGTAAACTGCCTAATGATCTGCGTATCATTTTCCTCGGCAAACAGGATTCCATGATAGGCCAGCGTAACCCCTATGATGATAACTGACGCAGCTTGACTCATCAATCGCATTCTTTGCGCCCCGTAACTTCATCGATGTGGCACATGGTGGTTGCCACCAAGTCCGTTGGGCTGGGCAACGAATCATCCCCTTTCACAGTAAAAATGCCAGTGCGCATCCCGTCAATGCGAAATGTGGTCAACCCCTTTGCCCCACGGCGCCAGGCCTCGGTGTACAGTTCCTTGAACTCATCCCACTTCACAGAGCCAGGTACATTGCAAGTTTTAGATACGGCACTGTCAATGTGGGTTTGCGCCGTACAAAGGACGTCAAGATGCTCTTGTACCGTAACGAACTCGCTGATCTTGCCGCGAACCCCAAACACGCGAAGGCCATAATCTTCAACGTCCTCGTGAATAACTCCCTCCGCCGTATTGATCTCACGATTAAAGGAATAGGCAAAAACTGGCTCCAAGCCACTCGACACGTTGTCAGCACAAAGGCTAATTGTGCCAGTTGGCGCAATGCTTGTGAGATGGCTATTGCGAATGCCGTAGCGCGCAATCCCTTCCCGGACATCATCGTCGAGCGTAGCTATAAATGCGCCCGACAAATATGAATCTTTGTCAAATAGCTTAAATGACCCTTTCTCACGGGCTAAATCAATCGATGCCAAATAGCATTCCCGAGTTAGCCGTTGCAGAATCATGTTTTCCAATCGAAGGAAATCCGGCGAACCATAGCCACCTGGAATCATGGCCTCGATACAGTTGGCCATTCCAGTTACACCAATCCCCATACGACGCTTCCTCTGGGCTTCCTTCTTTTGTTCATATGTAGGATATTTGGCCTGGTCAATCACATTATCCATGGCACGGACGACACAGGGAATGTCTTTACCAAAACGATCCCAATCGAATATGCGACGCATCCCTTCCGTCTTGACATATTTGACAAGATTCATGCTGCCCAAGAGGCAAGCACCGTGAGGCGGAAGTGGTTGCTCAGCACAGGGATTCGTCGCCGCGATTTTTTCGCAATACCATAAATTATTCATGCGATTGATCGTATCAATGAACAACACCCCAGGTTCACCCCAATCCCAGGTTGAACGCATGACCATTTCCCAAAGCGCACATGGATCGATGTGGCGGTATACCCGACCATCAAACCGCAACGGGAAGGGTTTGCCCTCGGCAAGA